GCATCAACATCAATCAAGGGAACTCTAACAATTCTTTCAACTTTGGCTTCGCCAGCTTCAACATGTAAGTGAATATCAATCTTTTCGTCAGCTTGAGAAATAAATTCTCCAGCAACATACTTTTCAACATGTGGAACATAACCATCATCATCAAAAGGACTCTCAATAATCACTTCTTTAGCAGCTCTAGCAGCATCTTCGCGTTTACGCGTTACAAAATCTTCAGCAGATTTAGGTAAATCAGATTTCAATACATTACGCATCGTTTCTAAGATGCCACTTTCAGTTCTAAAATGATATTCAACTCGTTTAGCAAACCATTCTTGTAAGAAAAATACATCAGCATCAGAAGAATGGGTAACTCTATTTGAAGTAACAGCATCAACTGCCGTCTCTTCATAAATATTGAATCTCCATCGATCTAATTCATAAGTACCATCATTGCACTTTGTTTTGTCAATCATACCAGTATCAGTAGCATATTGCTCTTTAACTCGGGGCTCAATGTAGATAAATCTTCGTCGAACAGCAGCAGGATTGTTCACAATATAAGGCAAATTCAAGTCTGGGACATTAGTATCAGCAATAACAAATTCAGGCTTAGCAAAAACTTTTCCTTTATCACCAAAAGCCATGTTAACAGGATACGGTTGTCCATCAATCAAACTTACAAATTCAGTCAATTGTGGATCACCACTATGACTTGCAATTTTACGATGTATAGAACCAGCCTCAGTATACTTAATATACGGGTGTGAAGCAGGATCATATCCTTCCCAATAGTCAGAACCTTGTATACGAGTATAGAGCAAGCTCTCATCGTATTCACGTTTCATTACATCAGAAAAGATTTTCATCAATAAATTCAAAATATGACTCTTACCAATACCAGGTTGACCTACAAGAATAACACCAATAGGAGCAACTCGCTTCAATCTAGCTGAGCCCATACGGACTTCATCAAGAGCAGCTTTGAGAGCAAAGTATCGAAGATAAATTTCTTTTCCTTCTTTACTAGCGGTATTAATATTCTTATGAATCGGTTCGAAAAAATCAAGTTCTTTCTTGCAAGCAACTATAAATTCTCCTTCTCGCATTCGTCCTTCGACATACATGCCACTATACAAAAGATCTTTGTATTGCAACAATTTAAAAGAAGAATCCATATGCACATTCAACGGGTTATCATCAAGCAAGGCATCATGAATAGGCATTCCAGAAAATAAATTCTCAGAAAAGCGTAAAATTTTCACAAATGCAGCCAAAATTCCATCGAAAATCTCCAGAATTGTTCCCTTAATAGGGTTACCAATCACAGCGAAAATAGACATAGCAATGCTTTTTGGAAAAACTTTGAATGCAAGAATACTTAGGAAAATCGATTTGAAAGCGCGAGCAACACCACTGTCAAAGACAAGGTGTAAAACAGATCTAACGGATTCAAGTTTGTCACTATATCCTTCAGCAGAAACTTCAGATGACTTAAATAAAGAAACCATCTTTTTGATTGCTGCAATAATTGTAGTAGAACAAAGAGCAGTAACAAGTGAAGATTCAAATGTGGCTTGAGTATGCTTCGAAATCAAAAAATAAAGAGCTTTATAATAGTCAAAATTAGAATGAGCATAGAAAAGAGAATGAATTGTCAGAAGGAAATCATGTAAAATCTCGACTACCATGAGCCAGTATTTATTTTGTTTTCCAAAATCAAGAGTAACATTCAACTTCTCAAAGAAATGCAAGAGAGTCTCAAGTGACAAATCCCATGAAGGCCTCCTTTTAGGAGCCAACTTGAATTTATTCTCAATCTTTCTCAATGTATCTTGCATCGTCTTGCCCCCAAAGGGAGCATTCCGAATCTCGGTTTTAACTTCATCAGAAATTATATCATCTTGATCATCATCAGAATCACTACCAAATACACCTTCTGTAGTACAGAAAGGACAAGGAAGAGGAGACAAAAACAATTGATCAGAAACAATATTTCGAATCAGAACATATTTAACACCATCACGGATATAATATATGCCTTCATCAGAGCAATCGACAATACCAACTTGAGGATCATAAATTGGACCAACTATGTTGGTCAAAGCAATATTCTCTTTGATATGTTCAATGTAGCCAGTATCAGTAGTATAAAAATTCCAAGCACGGGGATATGAAATCCCTGTGGGTTCAATTGGATACGAAACTAGTCCGTGATCACAATCTTTACACTCTGCTGTAACATTCGAATACAATCCTTTTTCTTCATCATAATATTTCAAAAAACGTTGATCTTTAATCGACATCTTATTCATCATGTGAGAAAGCTTATGCATTTGTTTCTTAACAGTTTTTCTGGCCTTCTTAGACAGATTTTTAACATCCTTTATAGCGGATACTTCTTCATCTGTTCTCAAATTACCATTTCGCGTAATTTCTAAACTTCTATTAACATTGTCAACTTTTGGTTCCCAATGTTTGGAACGAGTAGCATTTTTCTTCAATCTAGCAGCAATTGCTTGTTGCTTAGTAATCTTATTGGTAGTAGTAGTAAATCCGATTAAATCGGAGGTAGTAGTAGATCCAAGTAAATTGGAGGAAGAAGAGCGGTCGCAGGTTCTAATCTCTGCGTTGGGGGTTTGGGGAGGAGCCGTCATAATGGGGTATAGTTTATAACCATATTCCAGTGCAATACCTTTTTCGGTCGATAAATCGCGGAACATATCCTACACGTGGTTCATTACTCCAGTGCACTCGAGGCGAGGGATAGTACAAGTATTCGTAGGGTGGATTTTAGGAGGGAGGTTACGGTCTTGGGTATTTCAAGGCTTAGTCAAGCTTGGGCGCGTAAAAATGCAGGGCATTCGAGGTATTAGCAAAACTCGAAGTGTCGTGAGACACACTGCTGCCAGAGGATTTTGCCGGCAAAAGCAAAAAGTTTATTCTGGGTAAAAGTAAGTAGTAGAATGTACTAAGACAGACTTACGGAAGGGCACTCATGAATATATGATCAACAATTATAGCTACGTCATATACCGTACTCAAAGAGGCTCAAGTTTGTCAAAATCAAATTAAGATTAGGTGTCACACATGTGACAAATTCTCATATAGGAAATTGATCAAAACTCTTAACGAGCTTTTAGGAGGGTATACGCCTACACTACAAGATGCCACCGTCACTAGGTTTCAAGGCCTAGGAGAGTGTTTGGAATGCAAAATGTCAATCACACAAACAGAAATTGCGCGACTTTGGGGCTGTTACTATCTTCTTTAATTTTAAAGTTGTTTGGGCAAGGTTCATAATGAACATGCAAGATGTAACGGGATTTGGTTATTCCCTATTCGAACTGATCAATAGTTTCGAATTTTCGAGAGATTTAACGCTTAATATCAAACAAATCAATCGATTCTGCAACACGGTATGTGTAAATGCAGCATATATATATATCAAACTTTAGTTAATACATATAGTTTAGGAAGAAAAGCACCAATAAATTGGCGCAAAAATTGTTATAAATAACAATTATTATGTAAGTTTTTGCTCACTTACTAACGAGTAGTCGTCTATATCAATGTAATCATTGAATAAAATACAAAAGGTATTCTATGGAAAATCCTAAGAGACACACTCATAATCAAAATACCACATTAATAAATGTGGGAAGAAAACCGCTTACAACGGTAAAGTATAAAACTTGTAATAAAGAGCAAATAACATCCCAAATGAGATGCAAAAAATGAAATTGTAAGAATCATTTTTTAAGGTAGAAAACGTGCTATTTCTATCAATATAAATTAAACTATAATGTCTGAGGAACAACTCAAACATACATTCCG